TTTCAAAATAAATCTCTAATCGTTCTCCCTACAGTCCTATGCTTCCCTACCGCTCCCTGTATCAACATCCGCACCTTCGCGTCCAGGTCATCTATAAACTGTTTTGACACCTGACTGGGCAGCCATCCTGTTCGGTGCTCCTGTGCCCATCGTAATGCGAATCTCTTACACGCCTGCCGGTTTATCAAACTATCCATCAATCGTCCCTCTCAATCTGTAATCAGTTCATCTCGTATCGCCAGCCCTACTCGGTCAACAATATCATTAACCGCCATTAGCCAAGCACTATCATTTCGTCTTTCCTTCACCACCTTTTGTGCTTCAATAGCTTTGATTTTTTCTTTCCCGCGTTCAATAGCTTCAATCACTTTTACACGATTGTGTTTTTCAAATTGTTCTGTAGTCCACATTTTACAATCCTCTCAATCTTAATTATTATGATGTTCGCCCTGAAAATGTCCGGCGCTGCGAATACGATAGCCGCAATACGGGCAATGACTATCTTTCACTCCTTTTTTGTCTTTTGCTTTAATAGCTGCCAATATTCGCTTTTGCTTTCCCTTGTCCTTGTCACTAATCTTTTTTTCGGCAATCTTATTACCATGTTCGTCTGTGTTCATCTTTCAAGTCCTCTCATATAAACCATCAATCTGTTAAGTCTGTGCTGTCCAGTATTGCCAATATTGTCAGTATTACCCGCAATCACTGGCCGCAGTAAACATTCGACCGAACAGCACAGTATTAAGAGAGGGATGGTTTCAATTATGCGGAATAAAATCCATCTTCATCGCTCCATCGTTTCAAAACATCATTTATCCACAACACTTCAATAGGTGTATCACCCAGTGGGTTTTCAAGTGGATTAAGTGCTTCAATCCAACCAACTTCTGAGAACGAAACAGCTAAATCCTTTCCGTGACTATGTATCACTTCATACCAAGTTGCGTCAACTATCGCTCTCAATTCGTCGTCTGTAAACCTATCTGGCCCACATGTTAAGGCAACCAAGTCTGTCGGTACGTCATGTCCATAGTTATCTTTCATTTTCTTACCTCCTCTGCTAACTTAAACTGCCCAAATTCGTTGGTTTTAATCAATCCACGTTTGGCAAGTCTTTTGACAGCGTCGTTTGTACCTCTGTCTCGCTTGTCCCATGTATGCCACCCTGGATAAGATAATGCAAATGTATAAACATTGAACATATTACACCCTAACCATTTTACGTTCTGTTTCATCTTCTTATCTCCAACACATAATCAAAATACACAATAACAACACGATTATCAAAACAACCAGTATTTGTTCGATAGCCATTCTCATTCTTATCATTATACCAAATCTCCATTGCTTTGTCAAGAGAAAAACCTCTCTCACTATCCAACCTCCAGTTCCGTCCACCACACATTTAGTATCTCTATTGCTTCGATTCCCGTCAATATACCCATCCTTACTTTATTCACAAGCCCCTCGCATAGTTCTGGAAGATTCTCCACAGATACCGCAATCCTGGACAAATGTTCTTTGTCAGATAGCATACTCATTTTCATATCCTTTCAATTAAGCTGGTTTGTATATTGTGTGCTTAACAACCAACTGCAATGGACGTTTGCAACAAGCAAGAATACGGTCTGATGAACAATTAAAGTAGTCACCTCTGTTCGCCGAATACTCGGAACCACAAACAACACAATACAAAACAGGCCGTGCTCCTGATGTTCCAATTTGATCTTTAAGGTCTTTTACTCGTACCATTTTATTCCCTCTCATATAATCTTAACCGAAAAAGTATAGATAACAATCTTCACAAATTTCTAACTTCTCACGTGTATCACTGTGCTTCTTTCCTATGGTGGCCGAACAATAATAACGATTCCCCGCCAATTTAGTTCCGCAAGTCTGGCAGGGAAATTCACTAAAAAATGGGCCAAGTAATTCCCCACCCTGTCCTTTCCATATACTCACGCTACGAACAGGACTAAAATTGTAATATCCTGCAATTAGTTCTTCATTTGGTCTATGTTTATCCGCCATCTTCTTATTCTCCAAATAATTCAACACAAAGCAATATACGCTGCCACCGCCAGCCAAAATATAATTCGGGCGTCTGTCATGCTAATCCTTGTATCTTTTGAGTATTTTCTTTAGTGCCGTTTCAATATGGTTGTCGTTATATCCTTGACTACACAACCAAGCAATAGTATTATTGTCTGCGTGGTGTGCTATTGACCACACAAAAGCAATAAATTGGCTCTTTACATATTTGACGGTTTTTCTATGTTCGGTTATTTGTTCGTCTGTGTATTTTGCCAAAACATTCAATATGCTCGTTTGTAGTCTGTCATAATCTGTCTGTGTTATTTTCATTATCATAACCCTTAATTACAGCAGCACTATTGCTGCCTATGTTATAGCTCAAATACTAATACGACCAATGCTCAGCTTCCTTACTCTGGCCGATCCAGCCTGTACTAAATGCTTCCATTTTTTGTATTCCGGACAATTATAACACACGCCATTCCTATAGCAATGCCGGAATGATAGCCTTCGGCTTTCACATTCCTTGCAGCACGGTAATAGTTTTATTTTCATGGTAATTGTCATTCTTGAACTCTCCTCTATTTAGTAGTTCAATTCGGAAACTCTTTAGCTCTATTATATTATACAACCTTTCCGCCACTAATACAAGAAAATTCTCGACAATTTCACAAAATAGTCAAAATACTTGTAACTCCATATCCACAAAACACTTACATTCCATTCTTTGTGCAATTATTGAATAAAAAAGCAAAAAAATCTCACTCTTTCAAGACTTTTCTCTTGACATTCGTCTAATCTGTGGTACAATCTGTTACAGTTGTAGCACTACAGTTGTAGTAGTAGTCATTCGCTTATTTGACAAGTGAATAAAAAAGCCCGACACAATCGCCGGGCCTGGAAATGGAATTGCAAATTTAGTCAGTTGAACCAAGAATAATCCACTTGCAAGAATAACCACAAAATGGGCATTCTGGCGTTTCTTCGCAATCTGGGCAAACAAACACAACAGTATTGCACGTTTCACACTTCATTGCTGTCATTTGAGATTCTATTTCTCCAATGCAAACGGCTTGGCATACTTCACAAATAGCCATAATCAAATCCTCTCAATTAGGCACAATCGCCGGGCTTCTATTCGGGAAACAGGATAGTTTAGTCAATAGGATACTTCGTTTGTTCTTGCATCCATTGTTCAAACGCTTCTGATATGATTCCATCGTATCCATAATATCCATTTCCATCGGTTTTTTGTAGCTCTATTGTAAAGTCCCTAAAGTCGTTGTACGCCTGTGCTACTAATGGTGCCTTTAATCCTGTTGCTTGTGCAAACTCAACAAATGGATAAAAGCCCTCGAACCATTGTTTGACATCGTGGTTAATCATTTTATTACCTCTCAATTAGGCACAATCGCCATAATCAAAGTATAACACATTACAAAGTGACATGCAAGAGAAAAATAAAATAAAAAGGAAAAAACCCATGAGCAGCAGCCCCAATTCAATGGCCAGCATCGCCGTACGGCTGTTAGACAGCCACCAAACGGCCTACACAATCGTACACGGTCAACTGTTAAGCCCGCCAATAGTTCTCAAGAACAGTGCACAATCCGATCAATCGGCACGAAAGCCAGCGCTTTACTTGGGCACAACGGCCACCATTTCTCATTGGCTGAGCACAATCGACCGTCCGCTCGAAGTCACTTCCACCCACGAACGAGGGGGGAGGTAGGGCGATTGGCGAAGTGGAAGAGAAAGGGTGGTATACTGTTAGAGAAGTAATATTAAAATCACGATTTGAGAAAAGGTATAGTCCTATAATAATTTGGATGGATGGAAACCTGTAATGAAAATAGCCGAATTTGGGAGACAAGAAATGGCAAGAGAAATAGCAGAAGAAATGTGGAAAGAAGAAGTTAAGAAATTTAATGATATATCTGCTGAACAAGTTGTTGATGTAAGCTGGCACCAAGATAAAACTACTGAAGGAGAAGGTGTGGATGTTTGTGATAGTGTAACAATAGTATTTAACCCACCAGTATATTTTGGCCCAAAAGGAACTATATAAATCTGGAGACAAAAAATGAGTCCGTATGAAGTTAAACTTTTAGTTCGTATGGATAGCTGTCTTGATCCTATACCATTTAAGAAAACAAAACTTTTGCAAGATACAATACTTGATTTCGCAAAAAGAGGGTTAATCGAATTTGATTTTCATGTACTAAAAATATGGAGAACCACAAAGCTTGGTAGGGCGGTTTGTAATAAGATTTACGCTGTGGATGAAAGCGATATAAAGTTTTGTGGAGAATGTGGACAATTGTTGCCACAATAATTGAGGAGAGACAAGAAATGAAGGAAAAAGAATATACTGCCGAAGAGATGTGTAAACAACACATGGGACGCGCTAAAGAGTTAATAGTTATAGCGTCGCAGCGCATAAAAACGAAAGAAATGGCTGTAGATGCGCTTACAGCAGCACAAATAAACATTAGTCTGGCTATAATTCAAATTAGCAGGATTTATGAATCAGAAATCAATACAGAATGTGATAATCAACGATTAACGCTGATTGAACCTGGAGACGAGAAATGAAAACATGCAGATGTGGGCATAACAATTACGAATGGACTGTTGATAGCCAGCTAAAATCGTGGTTGAAATGTGCCGATTGTGGGAATAATTTCTTCGACGACGGGATAGGTGTTATCCTGATAAATTGGGATGCCACAAATATTGACGAAATTGATTTAACCAAATGCGTGGAAAAACAACAGGAAATTGTAGATAATGCACATTGACTTCGATGATAACATATATTTATCCGAATGGGGAAGACGTGTCAGGCCCGCCAAAAGTTATGACAGTCTTCCCCGACATTTTACATGTGAGTTGAATGAGTAAGAAGAGAGCGACAAAGAGTAAAAGTAAAAGCAAGCCGATTGCTGTAGATGTTAAGCCGGTTAAGTGGCAGGCTGGCGAGCCAAGAAAACCACAAAATTTTTGGACAGAACAATACAAACCTGAGTATGATAATATCGCATCAAGGCTAATAGCCGTTGGATTCAGCGAGAATGACTTGAGCCATACGTTTGACGTGCCAGCGTCTGCAATAAAAGGATGGAAGAGGAGTTTCCCAAGTTTCAGAAAAGCGTGTAATGAAGGCAAGAGAGGACAATTGAAGAGAGTGGTAGCCAGTGGGTTGAAAGAGGCATGTGGATATGACTGGGTGGTCACTAAGACAAAGACTGAATATGATGCTAAAGGAAATGTTGTTAAGATTGAGAAGCAGGACATACCAATGCACCAGGCCGGTAATGCTACACTGGCAACGTTTATGATGTGTAACCTTTCACGTCAGCTAAAATTAGATGATGATGAAGCATACAACGCTAAAAGTAAAGTGGAAGTAGAGAACCGTAATCTAAATCTAAACATTACTGCGGAATTGGTTGGCGAACAAATTGATAGATTAGCTGGTAAATTGCTAACTGGAGTTGGCAATAAACAAGTTGAAGCAGAAGTGATTGAACAGGAGATACAAAATGATGAATGAAGGCTGGATATGTCCAAGATGTGGAAAAGTTAATGCCCCTGATGTTAAGTCTTGTAATTGCCACACTAATATAGACTTAAAAAAGAAAAACAAATTACTTGAAGAATTAAAGAAATGTCGTTATAATGAAAATGATGTACCAGCAAGTAGCATCTATAAAACTATTGGTGGAGCAAAGCCGTTTTGGGATGATTGGTACATTATTTGTTAAATAATGAATGCAGAAAAGTACAACATAATATCCAAGAACACTGAGACGTTTCTTGCAGCAATACCAAATTGTGTGCAAGAGAATATTGCTTTCAGGAAAGACCTTCATGGATTTCTGTGTACCGATGAAAAGGCTACTGCGAACTATCTTGCATTATCGTTTCTTGACCCTGTGATTTTTTTCAATAGCTCTTTATGGACATTTAACTCACAACTAAGGCATAAGCACCTTCCATTTATATTGTGGTTGCATCAGGAGATAGGGGTAAGAAGTGTAAAAGACGCTATTGAGACAGAACAGGACAGATTTTTTAAGAAGTCAAGAAAACAAGGCGCTACGTATATAAATCTCGGAATACTTTTACTTTATTTTTTGGTTAGCCCTGATGAAAGATTTTTATTGGGCAGTAGAAAAGAGAGTTTGGTAGATGACGGTTCCGAGATAAAAGACAGTAGGGTGTTGGGCTCTGAAGAGACGTTGTTTTACAAGTTGCTTTACATGTTAGTGACATTACCAAAATATCTGCAACCACCTGTTTATAAGAAGCATCTTTTCATGCAGAATCTTGTAAATGGGTCTGCGTTCAAGGGCGAAGCAACTAACCTGGGTTTTGGAAAAGCATTTAGAAGTAGAGCATCTCTGGTAGATGAAGCCGCACAGATTGACCCAAAGGAGGCCGGATGGATTATAGAAAATCTGGCCGACACATCTCCTACATCAATATTTAACAGCACAACCGGCCCCTGGGGAGCAGCACATCCTTATGCCAAGTTAATGACGAAGTATCCTGACAAAGTAATTGAATTAAGTTTTTACGACAATCCAGAGCAAGGAGCAGGTAGATATACGAGTCCTGAAGACGGAAAGGTGTTGATTAAAGATGTTGAATATTATAAAAAGATATATCCCGGAAGATTTGATAACATTAACGCTGATACTATTTATTCTATCTCTGATTTACCTACCTGCTTTAGTTTTATTGCTGATGGAAACATAAGCAACTTTGGTTGCGACCGTACTGCCTGGCTTGATGGATTCGAGAGAGACAAAGCCATTACACCGAGAGGTAAAAGCCAAAACCTATTGATGATTGAGAGCGGCTCAACTGACATGTTCTTTCAGTTTGGCCTGTTGGAAAAGCTAAGAGACAAAACACGTGAGCCTTATTATCAAGGTGATATTGGTTATACACTTGACGAGAACGGATATGTCTACGACACGTGGTTTGATAATGGAGGCCAAAATTCAATACTGTCATGGTGGGGCGAGTTGAAGGATAGTCTGCCGTTTCAAGGTCATAATTATGTTGTAGGTTGTGACATATCGAAGGGAACAGGGACTACCAATTCTGTTGCTGCCGTGTTGAACGTAAATACAAACAAAATTGAAGGACTATTGGTTACGCCTTATCTATCAATGACAGATTTTGCAGAAAAGTGTGTTGCTTTATGTGAATGGGTTGGAGGCAATGTGCCGCCGATTCTAATCTGGGAGGAGAATGGAGCACCAGACTTTTTGAAACGTGTTGACGAATTGGGATATTACAATTTGTTTGTCAAAGAGGATAGGTCTGGTAAGAAAAATAAGAGCGGAAATAAGTATGGATGGAGAAGTACGCAAGGGCCGAATGGCACTAAATTGGAAGTGTTGAACAATTTGGATTCTGCGTTGTATGAAGGACTTAAAGAAAACCCTCGATTCAGTCCATTGAAAATCTATGATGAACAAACTGTGAACGAAATGGAAGGATATGTGTGGTTTGAAGGCAAAATAGATATTGGCCCTGCTGCTGCACAAACGGAGACAAGTGGTGCTAAGGCCGCACATGGAGATAGGGTTATTGCCATAGCAATAGCCAATTACGGCAGAAGACAACAGCAGCCTGGAAACGGAAGTGAGTCGAGGTTTTATGCCGAGAACAGTTGGCAGGCACGAAAGGAAGCAAAGGAGAGAAAAAACAAGGAACAAAGAGATAGAGGAAAAAAGTGGTGGGACTAATGAAATATAAAATCGGCGATAGAATTGTGCATTTTACTGGTATTCATGGAATGATAACAAAAGTTCTTTTTGATACAAACAATTATTGGTTTGTTTATCTAAAAAGTGGTGGAGAATTGATGCGAATAGAAATAGACGAATGTGAGATTGATGATTACACGGAAGACAATAAGATTGGATTTGGTAAAAATAGGACATAAAGAATGGCTAAGGTACTTGATGAAAAAGATGTTAAACATAATCGTGTAGCACGGTATCAAATGCTTGCAAGAGCATGGCCTAAGAAATACGAAGGTGCGTTACATCATTCTCAAAGACTTGAGCGGCTGTGGATTTCAGGATACTACAACAAAGGATACTCACGCTGGCATTTGATTAACCTTATGAATCGTGCCGTGTCTGCTGGAGTTTCATATCTGGCCGAAGGTAATCCAAAGGTATCTATAGAGCCGAGAGCGCCTAAGCTAAGGTCATTCGCATACGCGATGAAACTCATAGTTAATTTCCTTATTGAAAAATACGATTTCGCAGAGAATGTTTTTATCCCAGGCGCTGTTGCTTCCTACTTCGGTGCTGCAATCGCCCGCACATTTAATGAATATGACAGATGTGTTTCGATTGACGGTGAGAGAATAAAAGTAGGTAGTCCTAAAGTTGCTATCATAGAACCGTGTGATTATATAGGTGACCCAAGTGTGAAGGTTAGGGCTGACTTTGCGTTTGAAGGTGATATGTATAGATTGCCTACAGAATACGCTAAAGATTTATTTGCGCGAAAGGATAGATACGGAAAACAGGTAGCCGATTTCATACAAGCTGACTGCAATCTTGTTACCAAATACAGTGCCGAGGAAATAACATCCAAAGGTGATTATGATTACAACAAAATGGCACTTGAGGAATATTCCACCTTTATAGATATATACAACAGAAGAGAGAAGACAATTGAGACAATAATGCCAATGGGACATAAGGCAATTGTCTTAAAAACCATTGATGCAGCCATAAATCCGTATGACTATCTTGGATATAGATTTCCTCCAAATTGCCCAGTTCCTATCCCTCCAGCGTGGGATATTTACGACCTTGATACCACCGCTAATGCTGTAGCAGATTCTGAGAGAAGGAAAGCTGAAGCACAAAGAACTGTTATAGCGGCAGAACCAACTGGGAAGAAAGCGGCAGAAGCTGTACTGAAGTCAAAAAAAGGTATAGATGTAATAACTGTTAAAGGCATGGGTGATGTTAAACAGTTTAACTTCGGTGGTGTAACAAGCGAAGGATTGGGCTGGATGGAATGGACTGACAGGGAGTTTCAAAAGGCCGGTTCTACAACTTCTGATATATTCAGAGGAGCAGGGCCGACATCCGATACATTAGGACAGGATCAAATGGTGTTTTCAAACGCCGCAAGAATGGTGAATAGCTATTACATACGGTTTCACAACTGGATGACATCAATTTTACGAAAATGGACTAATATGGTTATGGATGACCCTTCGTCTTATGTCGAGGTATTGGATACCGTTAAAGTGCCTGGTTTGGGTGACTATGAGTATCCTGTGTATTTTAGCAAACCTGATAAGGTAGCAGATTTCTCACAGTTGATTCTTAATGTCGAACCGTATAGTACACAACGTAAGACACCTGAGATGAAGTATCAATCGTTGTTCCAATATGCTACTACATGGATACTGCCTACCATGCAGCTTAGAAGGCAACAGGGTGCTGATATTGATTTGCAGATGCTTGATAACACACTTGCGGAATACGGAGGTTTCGATAGTTTTCCGCAGTGGTATAAATCTGTGTTGCCTGGGGACAATCCTGATGTTGATTATCTGCTCAAGACAGATACTGGTAAACAAAGTAAAAACCCAGGACAACTTAATGATTCTTTGGGAGCTATGTTGCCGTCACGCGAGGCTAATTCAACCGGTTTTGATATGAGAAACGGTGTAGGGATTAACAGAAATACTAACACAGGGGGACAAGGAGACTAAACATGAATACACCAAAACATAGTCCGATTAAATCACTTTTATTTACTCTACTGTTTTTGTTTTTGTGCGTAGGGGTTGCCGGATATTGTTTATGTATTTTTGATACATCTTTGATTACTAAATCTAATTTTACAGATGTAGTAGCACAGTCTATGAAATCTGTAGTTCATATAAGATGTCCAAAATGGCAGGGCTCAGGTTTCGTGGTTGACAAACATATTATATGTACCGCACGACATGTTGTAGAAGGTGTTGAAGATTTTGAGATTACTTTTAATACTGGAAGTGCTGTTAGTGCCACAAGAGCTATATCTGACAAGAAGAATGATATTGGTTTCATTTGGATAGAAAAAGAAATTCCTGAATGGTTGGCTTCTCCTATAAAACTCGGAAGTATTAAAGAGTGCAGGTTGGGACAGGATGTTTTTGTTATTGGTTCTCCGTATGGAAACAGGAACTTTAATTCTGTGTCTAAGGGAATTATATCTGGTTTTGATAGAAATTGGGATTATGTTAATTTAATAACAGGAGAGCAGTATGGTTGGGAAATTACTTTCACGTCGGATAGTGCGGTTCATCCTGGAAATTCCGGTGGCCCTATATTTACTATGGACGGTGTTGTCAGGGGAATCGTCGTTGGTGCTCGCTCTCCTGTGCTTAATTGTTCTATGCCCTGTGATTTATTCATACCTGACATCGAGTACATAAAGTCTATGTTCATTATGGATAAATATAATAAGGAGAAGGCTGTTGAACATGTTGAAAATGAGCAATATTGATAGGAAATAATGATGCCAGAGGAATTAGAGAAAAAACTTAAACGATCCGGTCGTAAGAAAGGATTCGTAGGAGAACGTCTGAATAAGTATGTTTACGGCGCTTTGCGTAGATTGACAGGCTGGAAGCCAAGTCATCAAAAGAAAAGTAAAACTAAATATAAGAGAAGTAAATAGGAGACAAGATAAATGAAATCTTTAGAAGGTTACACGGTTAAACAGGTTAAAGGAATGTCGTACGAAGAATTGAAAGTATTGGCTGAGAATGTTAGTAGGGAACTTCAGGCCGAGGACATTCGTAAAAAGATTATCAACCTGATTGAAACTATGGATGCAGAAAAATCTTTGATTGAGAGTTGACATGATTTATTGCTACACATGCAGTTCAAAAAAAGGATGCGGCCATTCGTTTGAACGCTCTATGTCTGCTAAAGATTGGAAGAGCAAGGTTAAGTGTCCAAAGTGCGGAAGAATGGCACATCAAAATCTATTGGCTCAACATGCCGGTGGAAATATTGATAGTCAGATGATGGAATACACAATGGAAGGAGAACGAGGTACTCGACTTTATGGTGCGTGTTATCTTCCTCATCAATTAGAAGATGCAAAGAAGAAACATCCGAATAGGCGGTTTAGGTTAGTGA